ATAATATTGCTTAAAAACTTATAAAAACTTGTAAAAAAGGTCTGCAATAAATAAATAGATAAGTCAACATAATAATTAAAGTTATCCACAATTAAATTATTAAGCTTATATTGTTTGAGGTATTGAGAGATTGTGAGATTTAAAAGCTATAGAGGGTCGACCCAGTTTCAAAAATTCTAGGGTGTTTAGCTTGAGATTTGGCAAGGGTTTGAGAGGTATTGAAATATTGCTTTTAGTGTTGTTAAGCTTGAGATTTTGAGAGATTGTGTGAGGGTTTTTAGTTTATCTTTATAAAGCTTGATAATCTTGTTATCTCTGTAAACTAGCTAAGATATTTGAAGATAATTAGTTATATTTTTTATATATAGTTATTATATATATTATTGGTGTTGCTAATTAGAATCATTATAGGGTACATATGAGCCATGGGGGGTAGTGGGGGGTATATATATACTGCTTATACAAAATAACTAGCTTTAGATGTAAACTAGATAGCCTCGCCCTGCTATAAAGATTCACATAAGACTTGCTATATTGCTGGACTGCCCCAGATAGAGATAGGTGCTTCACCCCCTGGAGAGACACTAATTATATTATACACCCTCTTCTGCATTTGTCAACTCTAAATCAAAATAAATGTTGTCAACTAGATGTAAACTTGTTATAATGAATACATGAACAATAACTTTCTACCAACTAACTCAGATAATAAACAAAGAAAACTAACAGACCAACAAAAGAACTTCCTAGCAGCCCTCGGTGGTGTTGCTAAAGGAGATATAAACCTAGCTCTAAAAGAAGCAGGGTATGCTGACAGTTCTAAATCGAATGTAGTTGATTCCCTAAAGGATGAGATTGTAGATGTTGCCACAAAGATTCTAGCAAAGTCTGCACCAAGAGCCAGTCAGAAGTTAGTGGAGATATTAGAAAGTGATGACCCTATACCACAAGTCAATGCTAAACTACAAGCTGCACAGACATTGTTGGATAGAGTGGGTATTGCGAAAAGAGATAAGCTTGATGTTACGCATACAGCAGCATCAGGAATATTTATTATACCTGCTAAAGAAAAATTAATAGATGCTAATGCAGAGGATGTTGAAATAGATGATGAAGAGAAATAGTTCTACTATTCCTTTTGGTTATAAGTTAGGTGAAGATAATAGAACACTAGAGGTTGTTGATAAAGAAGTATCAGCATTAAAAGAAATTAAGGATGGTGTTAAATCAGGTGCTTTTAGTTTAAGAGGAGCAGTTGAAATATTAGAACATCAAACAGGCAGAAAGTTATCAGCTATGGGTTTAAAGAAAATCATAGACAAAGATAAGCCTGAACCTAAAGTAGAATCAAAAGGATTGTTAAGCAAGAATGGCTGAAGAGAAACCAAAGAGACAATATAATTATAGCTATGCTCATAAAGCTAAAATGGCTTCAAGGAAAGCTGTCAAAGCTAAGGAGAAAGAAATAGCTAGACTAAAAAAGAACTTGGAGAATAAAACAAGAAGACTTCGAGATAAAAAAGAAACTTTGAAAGTAGTACAAAATGCCGAAACAAATAAAGAAACCAAAAAAGGTTTGGTCATCGAAGAAGACAAACTTGATACCTTACCTAGTCCTGTTAAAAAACTCATTGAAGAAGAAAAAGAACGAGTAGTATTTAAACCAAATGCAGGACCTCAAACAGATTTTCTAGCAGCACCTGAACAAGATGTATTGTATGGTGGTTCTGCTGGAGGTGGTAAATCTTATGCTATGTTAGTAGACCCATTAAGATTTATGCACATTAAAGAACATAGAGCATTACTGTTAAGAAAGTCAATGCCAGAATTAAGAGAACTAATAGATAAATCTAGAGAGTTGTATCCTAAAGCTTTTAAGGGTGCAAAGTTTAGAGAAGTTGAAAAGATATGGAGATTCCCTTCAGGAGCTTCATTGGAGTTTGGTTATCTTGATAGAGATGCTGATGTTTATAGATACCAAGGACAATCATATACCTGGATAGGTATTGATGAGTTAACACAGTATCCAACAGAATTCCCACTCCAGTATTTGCAATCACGATTGAGAACAACTAATAATGCAATACAATGCTACATTCGGTGTACTGCAAACCCTGGAGGAGTTGGAGGAAACTGGGTTAAGAAAAGGTATCTAGACCCAGCTCCTCCTAATGAAAGTTTTAAAGGTGAAGATAATATAACAAGAAAGTTTATACCAGCTAGATTAGAAGATAACCCTTATCTATCTGAAGATGGTAAGTATGAACAGATGTTACAATCATTACCTGCTGTACAAAGAAAACAATTACTAGAAGGTAACTGGGATGTTTCCGAAGGAGCAGCATTTACAGAATTTGATTATGATACTCATGTAGTTGAACCTTTTGATTTACCTAGACATTGGGTAAGAGTAAAAGGAATTGACTATGGTTACGCAGCAGAATCTGCAGTAGTATGGGGTGCAGTTGACCCAACAGATGAAACATTAATTATTTATAGAGAACTATATCAAAAAGGTTTAACAGGCGAAGACTTAGCTACTAGAATCTTTGAGTTTGAAAAAGAGGATAGGTTGTCTGTAAGTGGGGTATTAGATGGAGCTGCGTGGGCAAGGACAGGTGCTACTGGTCCAACTGTAGGGGAAGTACTATCCAGAGCAGGACATAAGCTTAGAAGGGCTGACAAGAACAGAATTCAAGGCAAGATACAAATACATGAAAGATTAAAATTAAACGACAAAGGTCGACCCAAGCTTCAGATATTTAAATCTTGCCCAAACCTAATTAGAGAAATACAATCTATACCTATTGACCCTAACAGACCAGAGGATGTAGATACTAAAGCATCTGACCATGCTTATGATGCTCTAAGATATTTAGTTATGTCTAGACCTAGAGCAACTTCAGTATGGGAAGAAATGTCAAATAAAAAAAGATGGACACCATCAGACCCAACATTTGGATACTAATATGAGAGATAAAATAAAAGAAAGTTTAATGGCACACGCAGAAGGTCATATAAAAAAACATACTGCAAATGTAGAAATATATTTAAACAACTCAATGGGTATTGGAGAGCATTCTGATATATTAGAAACTATTGAAAAAGAATTAGAGATGATAGCTAAGTATGATGACCAGCTTCATGTATTAAGAAAGTATTTTTAATGCCTTTATATACTTTTAAAAATACTCAAACAGATGAGGAATATGATGAGGTTATGACATATGAAGAACTTCAAGAATATTTAAAACAAGAACATATACATCAAGTATTTAAAATGAACATATATAGATACTCCGATGGTGGTGGAATTAAAGACCAGTTTACTGACTGGGCTAAAGATGGTAATGTATCAGGTAAAGGTAGCTTTGACCCTTATGGAAAAGGTAAGAAAGGATTTAATAAGTTAAAACAACAACAGGAGGAGAAGAAGGGTAATGGTTAAAAAGAAAATTAAAATAAATACTAAAGCTGTAAGGGAAATAGATAAATATCCTTTAGTTTCTGTATACTGGCTTGACATTTGCTCTGATAGTTCCTGGCAATCGATTGATGGTTGTAAGAAAGCAAAGCTTCCTATTTGTGTTACTAAAGGTCATTTATTAACTCAAGCTAAAGGAGTGACTAGAATATTTGGAGATTATTCACTAGCTGATGAGGAGTCAGGTAGAATTGAAGAGATTGGAAACAGCACTATTATCCCTAATAGTGTTATTGTAGAAATTAAGAAAATAGTTGACAAAGGGTAATAATAACTGTATTATTATATTACTGCACAAATAATTTAAGGAATTATATATGGCTACTTACGACCAGATTAGAGAAGATACAAATCCAGTAATGGATGAAGCAAAAGAAGATGAAACTATTTCTAATCTTGTTGCTAAAATAAACTCTAGATTTCAACAATGTGAAACTACTAGAGAAGATGATGAAGATAGATGGTTACAAGCTTTCCATAACTATCGAGGAAGATATTTTAAAAATGTAGCTTTCAGAGACCATGAGAAATCTAGAGTCTTTGTTAAAGTTACTAAGACAAAAGTACTAGCAGCATATGGTCAATTGATTGATGTACTGTTTGGTGCAAATAAATTTCCATTAACTATTCAAGAAACTAGAGTACCTGAAGGTATAGATGAGTATGCTCATTTAAATCCATTAAAAGAACAAATGGGTATGAATGAAAATGAACAACCTATTCCTGGTGTTGAAGGTAATATGGATTATGTTCCTGGTGAACAACCTATGACAGGATTAAATGGTGGCTTAGGTTTTCCTGGTGATGGAAATGATTTAGCTCCTGGTACAACTTTTAACGATTTAAATAATAATGCTAACTTAGGTTCTTTAGAAAAAGAATATGAAGATGCAGACTTAACCTCTGGACCAGCTCCAAGTCCTGAGATGCCTCAAATTAAACCTGCACAAATTGCAGCAAGAAGA